ACCTTACTATTGTATGTCTGCTGATCCACGTGTATGCATTATTGGAGGAGGAGACTGTGACGTATATGATGATTTAGATTTTGATCATGAAGGAGGACGCCGAATACCAAATTGTATTGAGGGGGACAAAGTGCGACTCAATAACATTATGTGTAATGTGATAATGCTGCTAAAAAACTACAAGCAAGTATATGATGGTGACGGAAAGTTAAAAACACTTCTTGATAATGTTATGAATGAAATTAACAGAGTGTGTGGAACTCCTTGGCAATTTGTAACTATAGCATCTCAAGAATCTTGTGATAGTGCAACCGGTCCAATATTACAAATACTTGATGAAAGACAAAAGATGGAAGCACTTGCACCATTTGAACTTCCAAGCCAAGTAGGAGACTCAACACTTAGAGGATTTGGACTAAAGCTAAAAATGACCGGTGCAATGAAGACTAATGCACTATACTCAGGTAACAATCAAAACGCAAGAGGTGGCAAGGATGATTCAGGATGTTCAGCACTTGCTGGAGGAGCATTCTTTGTTGCAAATGACATTGAAGATAAAGCTAAGCCTAAACCTAAAACTCTAACAACAGAATGTGGTGATTGTGATAGTAGCTCTAATGCAGCAGATCCACCAAGTCTTGAGGACATATTTGATGAAATGTCGGACGAGGTTAATGACCAAAGTGTAGGAGCTTTACAAACTTACATAGATAAAAAAGTAAATAAAGAAGATAAAAAGAAGTGTGCTGGAACACCTCTACCCTTTGATTTCAACTTTGAAGTTGATGGCATTGGAGGTTTTGAATTTGGACAAATGGTATCTTCAACACGAATACCTGAAGGTGTACGTAAAGAGTTTAGATGGCAAGTAACTAAAGTAGAGCATGAGATCTCTGTGAATGATTGGACGACCAGCGTTTCAACTGTGTGTAGATCCAATCCTTTTGGTAATAAAGAAAGTCAAGGCTTTGCAAGGTAATACAGATATACATGGGATCATTAGGAAGTAAAAAGAATAGAAAAAAGAAATCAGGGTTTAATAGACCAACTCCGGAGCAGTTATTTAAAGCTAGCCAGATACATAAGTATACAAAGGGTGGTGAGTTTACAACAAGAAACGGAGAAGAATATATAGGTGAGTATCATCTTCGTAAGGATGGTAAAATATATACTGGTCCAATACAAAACAACAAAGGCGCGGATGCAAGCATTCAACTCCTACCTTTCTATGATGACAACGATAATTTTGTTTATGATAGACTACATAAATTTGTAACGCCACTAAAAGATCACACAGAACCAACTCCATATACATACAAAGTTAGACCTGCTGAAGGAGTCTATGAATTAGGATTTGATACAAGACACTTTGTACAGAGACAAGGATCAGGAAACTTTGCTATAGAGATTGATAGCGATCAAAGAAATCGCTTTGGTAGCGAGTTTGGAATTGATCCAAACATATACGATGTAGTAGACATAATGTGGCAACTCACAGGAACTATTGAATACATTGAAGCAGTAAACAAGGATCGAATATACAAGGCATCTTTTGTAGTCGCTGATATTCAATCCCTCATAACAAACTACACACAGTTTGCGATACCAACTCAACAAACTGAATTTGGAAATCCAGACGCATTAATGACTAGAAGCTTACTAACGGCTGGAAATAAATTAACACGTAAGATAACCTTTGATCAAAAAACTGGCAAAATTATTCCACCAGAACCTTTGCCTCCTAGATAAAAAAAGCGTATAGTTACATTATGGTTATAGACAGCGAACAGCAGTTATTAGAGTTGCAAGATAAGGTACTATTCATCGTACCAATCCCAGAAGACGATAGACTCCACTCCACACAAAATAAGATCATTGCATTAGCAATTAAAGAAGGACACTTAGGACCATCCTACATAGTAGGAGTTAATCACCCGGAAGCTATCTACAACATGTCATTAGATATGCTAGGTGAGTTTACCAATCTAATATTCTGTACAGATGTACATCTTTTAAAATATCATGAGTTTGAATTAGGATCAGAACCAACATTCATGGATCTTGATATGATACACTATCTTAGAACTAGACAAAAACTAGAAAAAGAATCAGGTGTGATGGTTACACGATATAATCGTAGCATGTCAGGATGTAAGAAAACAAACTCACTTATATCATTACTCAAACTACAAGAGCGAGTGGATCGTATATGTAATCAATTCACAGATATTAATATTCCTAGCGGTTATGATTTTTATGCAAACAGACTTCGAGGAGTGTTTAATTGGATTGAGTCGAGTGGATTACGTGTAGATAAAGAGAAGTATAAAGAACGATTTGGAAAAACATTTAGTCGGGTTGATGACAAATGCTATACGCAATACAATTACTATACAACTACCGGAAGACCTAGTAATCGCTTTGGAGGAGTAAACTACGCAGCATTACCTAAAGATGAGACACGTGAATGTTTTGTTAGTAGATATGGTGATGATGGATGTCTAGTAGAATTAGATTTCAACTCATATCATCCTAGAATCATTGCCACACTAATTGATTACGATTTTGGTAAAGACAATGTTTATGAGCATTTAGCTAAACATTATAACAACACAGATACACCAACACAAGATCAAATATCTAAAGCTAAAGAAGACACATTCAGACAATTGTATGGAGGAATACGAAAGGATTATTTGCATATACCGTTCTTTGCAAAGACAGATGCCTTCGTAAAGGATTTGTGGGAGCGGAAAGAATTGGATGCATACGTTGAGAGTCCAATATCTTACAGACGACTTGAATGGCAAAACTACAAAGATGTTACTCCTTACACCTTTTTCAACTACTACATTCAGATGATGGAGACTGAATATAATGTAGAGATGTTAAGTACAATGGGTGAGCATTTTGCACAATCTGGAATCAAAGGCGAACCAATACTATACACATACGATAGTGTATTATTTGATGTACACAAAGATCACAAAGACCTATTGACCAAAGAAATCATACCAGCATCAATAGATTTGTATAAGTTTCCTATCAAAGTAAAGCAAGGAAATAATTACGCAAATTTAGATTTTTGTACAACTTAGTCCTATTTATAAGCATGGAAGACCATAAGAGAAAAATATTGAAAGAGAAAGTTCGGAGGCGTTTGGAAAGTTATCTTAAACAGAATAACATTAAGTTTTCTAAAAAAGTCTTGACTGAAAAAACACAAGGAGAAATTGACGCTGAAAAAAAAGAACTTGATCAAAGAATTAAAACAAAAGAGGAGCAAATTAAAGCTCTGCAGGATCAGATTGCAGTCCTAAAGCAAGCACAAGGAAAAGCTGCATCTGAAAAGCCAGACGAAACATCAGGATAATAGATAATGAGATCACAGTTACTTTGCACCTTTACGACAGTGTCGGAGCTTCCATTATGCATCACTAGCATTCATAAAACATATCAAGTTGAGAATGTTTCTAATATGCGATGCTATCAGTATGCAGAAGAGTCCTCTGTAGTGTGTATATATAATACAACAAACACACAAAGCAGAATGTCTGATACAATTACAATCAATAGAAAAAAAGATTCAGAAACCTTATACAGCATTAATGCACTCAATGCATTGATACGCGAACAAAATAATGGTGTGTTAGATAAAACATACCGTGTTGATTGGACCCAATTTACTAATCGCCTACTACTCACTAATCGAGATGGATCTTTTAGGAGTATAGAAATAAAATTATTACAATGAAATAAAAGTTGCAAATACGGTAGAAAAGCAGTATAGTTAGTCTAATGTATTAAGTCAGAGGTACAATAAGAGCATAATTAAAGTACAAAGAAATAGAAAGAAATAGCTCAATAAGATACCCGATACTTAATAGGACAGTTAAATATAATATAAACCCAAGTAAAACAAAAAACAAATGGCACTAGATTTAGATGCAATTAAAGCGAAGCTACAAGAGCTTCAAACAACAAGTGGTGGAAACAGAAACTCAGATGTATTCTGGAAACCACCAGTCGGAAAATCACAAGTAAGAATAGTACCCTATTCGTTCGACAAATCAAACCCTTTTCAAGAACTTTATTTTCACTACGATATAGGAAAGAAAACAATGATCTCTCCGAGCTCATTTGGAAGACCTGATCCCGTACTTGAATTTGCAGAGAAGCTTAAAAGCACTGGAGATAAAGAAGATTGGAAGATGGGAAGAAAGATGGAACCCAAGTTCAGATGTTACACTCCCGTAATTGTTAGAGGACAAGAATCTGAAGGAGTTAAGTTTTATGCTTTCGGTAAAAAGATCTACTCTGAATTATTAGGAGTAATCACAGATCCAGATTATGGTGATATCACTGACTTAACGAATGGTCGTGACGTAACAATCGAACACATCGCTCCAGACAAAGAAGGTGGTTATCCATCTTACAATGTTAGAGTTAAGCCTAACACAACTCCAGCAACAGAAGACAAGAACGTTGCAGATATGATTGTTAACAAACAACCAGAATTAACAAAGATGTTTACTGAACTATCGTATGACGATATGAAAGTATCGTTGGAGGAGTGGTTGAAGCCAGGTGAAGGTGCTCAAGCTACTACAACAACCAAAGCCCCAATCACTGGAGCTAAGACGGCAAACACCACAGAGGATATCTCAACAGCATTCGGAGATTTATTTAATACATAAAAGTTATGGCAAAAGCAAAAGTTACACCCGATGAAATAGCGGGAAGGGACGAGCTGGCTCAAGAGTTAGCGTCAAGTCTAAATAAGAAGTTTAAAGACTTCAAAGCTGTTCATTTTTTAGGAGAGGAGAAAACACAAACCGATCTTTCGGATTGGGTGTCAACCGGATCAACAGATCTAGACCTTGCCATATCAAATCGACCTAACGGAGGATTACCAGTAGGAAGAATCGCAGAATTTACCGGGCTTGAAGCGTCCGGTAAATCTCTGATCGCAGCTCACCTATTAGCTAATACTCAAAAGAAAGGTGGTATAGCAGTTTACATTGATACTGAAAATGCATTAAGTGAAGAGTTTCTTACTGCAATTGGTGTTGATGTCAAGAACATGTTATACCTACCAATGGATACAATTGAAGACATCTTTGAAGCAATAGAGAATCTTATACTTGACATTCGTAAGAATAGTAAAGACAGACTCGTTACAATTGTTGTAGATTCAGTAGCAGCAGCTACTACGAAGATAGAGCAAGATGCTGATTACGATAAAGATGGATGGGCCACATCTAAGGCTATCATTATGTCAAAAGCGTTGAGAAAAATAACTAATCTTATTGGAAAAGAGAAAGTAATCTTAGCGTTTACAAATCAATTGAGAGAAAAGTTAGGCGCTATGTTTGGAGACAAATACACTACAAGCGGAGGAAAGGCTTTGCCATTCCATGCAAGTTGTAGAGTTAGACTTCAAGCAGTTGGTAAGATTAAGGATAGTGATGGAGAGATAATTGGCGTAAACACTCAAGCCACAGTCGTAAAGAATAGGTATGGACCTCCTTTTAAGAAAGCAAAGTTCAGCATATACTTTGACTCTGGGATTGATGACGACGCTAGTTGGTTAGACACACTCAAGAAGTATAAAGTTATAACAGTGGGAGGATCCTGGTATACCCTCATAATGGAGGATACTGGAGAGGTTGTTAAATTCCAAAGTAAAGAGTGGAGAGACATACTCAAGAGACCAGAAGTTAGAGCGTATTGCAAAAATGCTATTGAACAGAATAGTGTATCGCACTACAAAAAACAGATAGAGCTAGATCCAGATGAGTTGACAATTGACACATCTAATATGGAAGGAATCGATACACCACTAAACCGAGACGAGGAATGAAAAATAAGTATGCTAAATTGCTCAATCAATTAAAGTTGCGTGAGACAGAAGAATCTAAACATAGAGATGACCGAGTATTAATCATAGATGGATTAAACACATTTATACGAGCTTACTCAGCAACACCCACCCTAAACGCTAATGGTGAGCATTGCGGTGGGGTCTCAGGATTCTTATCTAGTATGGGTCATGCTATCAAGACGATGAGCCCTACTAGGGTCATTGTCGTGTTTGATGGTAAAAATGGATCAGCTGCTAGAAGAAAGCTGTATCCAGAATACAAGGCAACACGTAAAGTCAGCATTAGGCTTAATAGAGCTCAATCCGTAG